TCCACTCTATGGATGCCTGCCACATGCGTATGGCGATCCTGAGGGCTGATGGTATGGGCATGTCGTTCGCTATGATCCACGACAGCTTCGGGGTTCACGCTGCGGACATGCCTCGGTTCTGTGAAGATTGCATCAAGCCTGCTTTCGTGGATATGTACGAAGACGGGAATAACCTTGAGCGTTTCCGTGAGGAGCTAATGCTCAACGTGAAGGACGAAGACACCGGGAAGATCAAACCGCTGCCCGAAGCTGGCAATCTGGATATCTACCAAGTCCTCGATAGCCAGTTTTTCTTTTCCTAGTCGCAGGCATCTCCAATCTATTACCCGACACCCTAGATTATACCCCAAAACGCTCATGAAAGGATCACCTCATGAACACCTCCCCGATCAACTTCGAGTTCAACACCAACGGAGTGAACAACACCATTCGCGTCATCGAGATCGAGGGCGAGCCATGGTTCGTCTCTGCCGATGCTCAGATCGCCATGGGGTACACCCAAGGCAACTACTCGAACATTCGCAAGAAGCTGAATGACGACGAGAAGGCTACGAAGCGAGTTAATACCCTTGGTGGCCCTCAGAACGTCTCCATCATCAGCGAGTCCGGCCTCTACAAGTTGGTAATGCGCTCGGGCAAACCTGAGGCCCGTGCGTTCCAAGATTGGGTCACCCGAGTGGTCCTCCCAGCCATCCGCAAGGACGGTGGGTACATCATGGGTGAAGAAAAGCTCGCCACGGGTGAGATGTCAGAGGATGACTTCATCGCTACCGCTCTGCAAATGGCAAACAATAAGCTCAAGCGGGTTGAAGACGAGAATAAGGCGATGGTCAAAGAGTTGACTCGTGTCACGATCCAAGAGTGGACTGCCTTCAACCACGTCTATCTCAGTCAATCTCAAAAGGGTCGCCTCACACGTCTCGCTAAGACGCTGTGCGAAAATGAAGCCACCCCCGTTGAGCGCATGGATCGTGAATACACCGACAACTACGGTCGCACCTTCGACACCTATTCCAACGTGTACCCTCGCCAACTCGTGGATCAAGCCGCGATGTCGCTAGGTCTGGTCTCCTCGGTTCAACCCGTAGCGCCTACCCATTAGGAAACTCCCTAGATTTAACTCCGAAAGGCCTCGCCCATGTCAATCATTCAAGTCATTCGTCAGGGCACACACTTCGCCGTCAGGGACGGACAAAACACCGTATCTGTTCACAACACCCGTGGGCAGGCCATCAACGCAGCCATCAGATACAAGGAGAACAACGGCTTAGCATGATCGGATAACAACCCCTCCCCCAAAAAACCCTCTCGCACAAGTGGACACCTCACAGCCCTACACCATCGTGGTGTGGGGGCTTCGTGCGTTTTAACAACCTCTCCAATAAGGACGAAAACACATGGATAACAACGAACCAATCTCCATAGGCCCCGGAAAAGCAGTCTATCCCCGTCTCGCGCAGCCTGACACAAAGTTCGACGAACTGGGCCGGTACAAGGCCGACGTAGCTATGTCCAAGTTCGAGGCCAAGCAGATTATGGAAATCCTCTCGGAGCACTTCAAGGCACACACAGGCAAGGCACCTAATAAGGCCGACAACACCATGTGGTACTTCGAGACAAACGAAGATGGCGACGAGACCGGCAATGTGGTCTTCAAGTGCCGCGTCAAGAACAAGCTGCGTAAGCGCGACGGTAAACTATGGGACCGCAAGCCTAAGCTGTTCGATGCTGCCCTCAAGCCTGTCGATGTAAACCCATTCGGCGGTTCGACCTATGTCGTGTCCGCTGAGGTCTACGCATGGGAAGCCGGTGCCAAGAAAGGCATCAGCCTCCAGCCGCTCGGCGTTCAGATCATCGAGTTGGTCTCAGGTTCCGGCCCGAGTGCATCCTCGATGGGCTTCAAGGCTCAGGAAGGTTACATGGCCAACCCCGACGAAGGCGACTATGCCGACGGCGAAAACGACACCCTTGATACAGGTAACAACCCTTCCGACGACACTAATGCTGGTGGTGACGATGGCGATTACTGAACGAGAGTGCAGCAGGTGCGGGGGTGAAATCCCCTCGCACAAGCGCAGGGATAAGGGGGGGCTTGCACATGGCGAATAAACGGCAAGTCGCTCTGAAATATGGCTTCCGGTCTGGACTTGAGGAGGACATTGCTGACGAGCTTACGAAGCATGATGTCGTGTTCTCCTATGAGGAAATGAAGATCGAGTACACAAGGCCTCAAAGGGTATCTAAGTACACACCGGATTATGTGGTTGAAACTCGACCAGATGGTTCGCCCCGAGAAGAGCCTCTTATCATTGAGGCCAAGGGTCGCTTCCTTGTGGATGATCGCGCCAAGCACATCCTCATTAAGCGTCAACACCCGCACTTGGACATTCGGTTTCTGTTCTCAAATCCGAACGCCAAGATTTCCAAGCAATCCAAAACAACATACGCCAGTTGGTGTGAGAAACACGGCTTCCTGTACGCTAAGGGTCCCAAGGTTCCCCTAGATTGGCTTGAGGAAAACTGATGCTCCGCACAGATTTGTTCAAAACGGTGTATCGAGTTGATACTCGGTTCATCGCCGTACGGGACACGCTTACCAAGCCTGGACTCGAACCAACCATAAGAGAACTAGATGTCCTCCACTGCAAGCAAGGTAGGCTTGGGGTTGGGTGGCACTTTGTCGTTCTGGGAACGGGTACAATCCAGCTTGGCCGAAACATCGAAACCTGTGGCTCCCATACCAAAGGACAAGACGCTATATCAGTCGCCATCGGCGTAGTCGGAGGTCTTGACGAAGAAGGGACACGGGCACTCACCCGAACTACTGAGCAATGGCAAGCGATAGACGATCTGGTCAGGTTTTTACAGGACAGATATCCCGCTGCAACCATCTCAGACAACCCAACCCCCGATTACCCGACACCCTAGATTTAACCCCAAAACGCTCAGGAGGCAAAACACATGGATGATCACGCCGAAGATAGTGCTCTGATGTTTAAAGGCCCCTGTGACGAATGTGGGTCCTCGGATGCCAACGCCGTATATACCGATGGGCATACTTATTGCTTTTCGTGTGACACATACGGCAAGGCTGAGGGTGCCGAGGGAGCGTACACCGAGAGCCGCCCAGCGCCGCGTCCTAAGTTGGACCTTTTGCGTACTGGAGAGTTCCGCTCCCTCGGCAAGCGTCGTCTCACAGACGAGACCTGTCGCAAGTTCAACTATAGCGTTGGCGAAGATTGGAAGGGTAACACCGTCCAGATCGCAGGTTTCAAACGAGAAGGGCAACTGATCTCCCAGAAGGTGAGATATTCTAACAAGGAGTTCGTACACCTAGGCGAACAGAAGCCGGGCCTATGGGGGCAACACCTCTGGAAACCCGGTGGTAGGATGCTCGTGATCACCGAGGGTGAGATTGACTGCATGACCATGTCACAGCTTCAAGGTAACAAGTGGCCGGTCGTGAGCTTACCAAATGGTGTGGACAAGAAGGGCAAGAGTGCTGTCAGAGCAATCCAACAGTCACTCGAATTCGTCACATCATTCGAGAAGGTCATCTTCATGTTCGACATGGATGAACCCGGTCGCATCGCTTCAACGGAATGTTCCAAGTTGTGCAAGCCCGGTCAGGCGTTCATCGCTGATCTACCACTGAAAGACCCTAACGAGTGCCACGTCGCTGGTAGGGGTAAGGAAGTGGTTGAGGCCATGTGGAACGCCAAGCCATATCGGCCTGACGGGATTGTCTCAGCGGGTGATCTCTGGGAACGCGTCAAGGCTCCCAAAGAGAACCATGCTCAGGAATACCCTTGGGCTGAACTCAACAAGAAGACTTGGGGCAATCGCAAGGGCGAGCTTGTCGTATGGACTGCTGGTTCAGGCGTAGGAAAATCCGCTGTGGTTCGTGAGGTGTTCTTCGACCTGCTCCGTAACAAGGGACAGAAGGTTGGCATGATCATGCTCGAAGAGAACATCGAGCGTACCACTCTGGGCATGATGGGCATCGAGATAAACCACCCGCTCCACTTGGATCGCGGGGACTTCACAGAGGAACAACTTCATGACGCGTTTAAGGCAACCTCAGGTGGCGACCACCTTTGGCTCTATGACCACTTCGGCAGCACTACTGCTAGCAATCTTCTTGATCGTATCCGCTATCTGGCAACCTCTTGTGAGTGCGACTACATCGTCCTCGACCACATCAGCATTGCAGTTTCAGATGCCTCCGCCAATGATACCGATTTGGACGAACGACGACTCATAGACATGCTCATGACCAAGATGCGCTCCCTCGTTGAAGAGACGGGCGCTGGTCTGCACGTCATCTCCCACCTCAAGAGACCGCCGGGGGTAGGACACGAGGAAGGCGCTATGACCTCCTTGTCACAGCTCCGAGGTTCACATGCTATCGCTCAACTATCCGACATCGTGATCGGCCTAGAGCGTAATCAGCAGGACGAGGACCACCGAAACGAGACGATACTAAGGGTCCTCAAGAACCGCTTCTCCGGTGAAACTGGTGAGGCTGGAATACTATACTACGATCAATCCACAGGGCGTTTGAATGACACGTTCAAGCCCACGCCCATACCCGCCACGGGTCCGGTTGGCGATAGTGATTACTGACGATCCCGACGGGGTCTTCGATCTTGCGGAGCAACTATGCGTTCTTGCTGTCGAAGACCCTGAGATGCGCGACGACCAAGAGAAGGAGAACGACCATGACACTTACGAAAAACACCGAAATCCTCCGCGCCGAGGTTGCCGCGCATATCAGGGCCGATGCTTTGGTTCGCGGATCGTATTGGAAGCCCAGCGAAAACGCCGTTGGGGGACAGGGCTGTTTTATCTCATGCCTGACGCACTCCAGCGACCCCACGCCAGCCTTTGAGCGGTTTGGTTTACCAGTTGCGGTCCTGCGCATTGCCGAAAACATTTACGAGGACTTGCCCGATGATGAGGGGACGGCGTTTTTTGCCGCCTTGCCGGACGCAGTTGGGCGCGACGGAAAAGATTTGAGCCGCGTGCACTGGGGGTTTCTGGCCGCTGAATTGCGGGCAATGCCTCAGACAACGTACGCCGCACAGGCAGTCATTGATCCGGTCATTGATGGCATGGATTTACTTTTTAGCGACCAACAATGGACCGCCGCCCGTGCCGCCGAAGGCCGCGCCGCCGCCTTCTCCGCCAACGTCGCCCGCGCCGCCGCCTTCTCCGCCGAAGGCCGCGCCGCCAACGTCGCC